CTTCTAAAATTCTCCGGCGGGATTTTTTGGAAAAGCATTCTAGTTTCATGTCAGCTACAGGGGCATAAATACCAGGCTATGTGTATGGTGTCTACTGCTCAGACATTTCTCCTTCTTGCATATATTTGTTTGATTATACATAGGGATTTATGTCTCTATAAGTGGTATGAAACTACTATTGAAGTATGATATTTCTCATAGGAACCTATAGCAAAGGAGGACAATAGGCATGGGAAAGAAGACAGAAGTCACTCAGAACCAAGTGCGTGAGCAGCGACCTGGCCTTACTGAGGAAGACAGAGAGAACCAAATGATTGCTTTAGCCATCAATCTAGCAGAGCAGCAACTGAGAGACGGCACGGCATCATCACAAGTAATTACACATTACTTAAAACTTGGGTCAACTAAGGAAAGAATTGAAAGGGATATTCTAGAACAGCAGAAAGAGTTGGTAATAGCAAAGACAGATGCAATCAAATCTGCAAAGAGAGTAGAAGAATTATACGAAGACGCAATCAATGCTATGAAACGATATGGCGGACATGTAAATGAACCAGGTTAAATGCTATTCAGAACTGATATTATTACCAACCTTTGAAGAAAGATTAGAATACCTTAGAGATGTACACAAAATTGGAGAAGACACTTTTGGATTCGATCGATATTTGAATCAGAACTTCTACAAGTCACCATTATGGAAAAGGACAAGAGATCAAATAATAATTAGAGATGATGGATGCGACTTAGGAATTCCAGGTATGACTATATTTGGAAAAGTTTACATTCATCACATCATCCCTTTAACAAAAGAGGATATTCTTAACAATTCTCCAGGAATGTTAGATCCTGAAAACTTGATTTGTGTTTCATTTGATACACATAATGCAATACATTGTGGATCAGAGCCAAGGATTACTACATTTGCCGAAAGAGAGCCAAACGATACATGTCCTTGGAAGTACTTAGTTTAAGAATGACCACTTATTAGAGGAGAAGTAAGATGGCATTATCAAACACAGCTACCCCTAAGTACTATGGTAAATTTAGGGAAGCAGTTTTAAGAGGAGAAATCCCAGTCTGCAGAGAAGTTGAAATGCAGATGAACAGAATTGACAATCTCATAGCGAGTCCATACTATTACTATGATGACGAAGCTATTGATGGTTTCATTTCTTATTGCGAAGAAGAGCTAACATTAACCGATGGTTCAGATTTAATACTACTCGATACATTTAAGCTTTGGGCAGAAGACTTATTTGGATGGTATTACTTTCAAGACAGAACAGTTTATGAACCAGGAAAGAATGGAGAGAAAGGACATTATGTTCAGAAGACATTCAAGAAGCGTTTAATTAACAAACAGTTTCTTATAGTTGCTCGAGGAGCAGCAAAATCTCAGTACCTTTCCTACATTCATAGCTTCTTCTTAAATGTAGACACAACAACTACAAAGCAAGTCCACACAGCTCCAACAATGAAGCAGGCTGATGAAGTATTAATGCCAATGAGAACTTCAATTGCTAGAGCTAAAGGTCCTCTATTCAAGTTTTTAACAGAAGGATCAATTCAAAATACCACAGGTTCAAAAGCTAATCGAGTTAAACTCGCCTCAACTAAGAATGGAATTGAGAACTTCCTTACAGGTTCAATCTGTGAAGTAAAACCGATGTCAATCGATAAGCTTCAGGGACTTAATTCAAGAATCAACACTGTTGACGAGTGGCTTTCATGTGATATTCGTGAGGATGTAATAGGAACACTCGAACAGGGTGCTTCTAAGAATGATGACTACGTTATTATAGCAGTTTCATCTGAAGGTACTGTACGAAATGGTGCAGGTGACACAATTAAGATGGAGCTTATGAGCATTCTTAAAGGCGAATACGATAACCCTCATGTTAGTATCTGGTGGTATAAGCTTGACAACATGAATGAGGTCAACGATCCATTCATGTGGCAGAAAGCAAATCCCAATATTGGCCATATTGTTAAGTATGAGACATATGAACTCGATAAACAGAGAATGGAGAAGGCTCCAGCTACTAAAAACGATATTTTAGCCAAGCGTTTTGGATTACCTATGGAAGGTTACACATACTACTTCACATACGATGATATTCAGCCTCACATGAAGCAGGATTTCTGGGGTATGGCATGTGCTATGGGAGCTGATCTTTCAAGAGGTGATGACTTCTGTGCTTTTACATTCATGTTTCCATTAGGAGATGGTAGATTCGGAGTAAAGACTAGGAGTTATATTTCAAGTCTTACTCTTAATCGTTTGCAACTTTCGGCAAGAAGTAAGTATGAGGAATTTATTAAAGAGGGAACTCTTCAAGTAATGGATGGAACAATTCTTGACATGATGGAAGTTTATGAAGATCTCGATACCCATATTTCAAAATGCGATTATGATGTAAGAGCTTTTGGTTTTGATCCATACAATGCAAGAGAATTTGTTGAGAGATGGGAAAAAGAGAATGGACCATTTGGTATAGAAAAAGTTATACAGGGAGCAAAAACTGAATCAGTTCCATTAGGAGAATTGAAGAAGTTAGCAGAAGATCGAATGCTATTATTCGATGAGAGCCTTATGACATTTGCAATGGGTAACTGTATTACGCTCGAAGACACAAATGGTAACCGTAAACTTTTAAAGAAACACCATGATGAGAAGATTGATAATGTTGCTGCTATGATGGACGCTTTTATTGCTTACAAGTTGAATAAGGATTCTTTTGAATAGAGGATATTTTACCATGTATGAAATGATTTACACTGATGAACTCTTCCATCATGGTATTAAAGGCCAAAAATGGGGAGTAAGAAGATACCAAAACTACAATGGTTCGCTTACAAAAGAAGGAAAAGCACATTTATTAGCTAATAAGATACATGAGAAATCATCTCAGAAAGAAAAGAGAATAACTCATGATGTTACAAATGCTATAAAGAATGCCGGTGCTAAAGTTTATGGTCTTGAAAACAGACTTAAAACAAAAGAGTCTATAAAAAGAAAAATTATTACAGATTCTTTAGAAAAGAATGTTTCATTAGAAGAAGCTTCTAAAATAAAGGATTCTGTTAGATACACCGCCATTTCCAACGATACAGATTTTGTGAATAATTACTTTAAAATTAAGGAACAGCTTGAAAATTCTGGATACAAAGAAGTAAGATGCAAAAATTATTTCGATATGTACAACAAAGGATTAGTTAAACACAAATCCGTACAAAGTGTATATGAAACTCCTGACGGATATTTATTTGAGATACAATTTCAGACACCATCTAGTCAGAAAGCAAAGAATGACAAATTACCTTTATATGAAGAAAGAAGAAAACCAGGATTGTCTAACAGCAGAAAGCAAGAACTGGAATCTCAAATGGAAAAATTAGCGGAAGGTGTAACGACACCAGTTAACATCGAACAAATAAAGACACATTAGTTTCAAGAAATGTACTAGGAGAATTATATTATGAGTTATGTTATAGTATACTCTGATGAACTCTGCCATCACGGCATTAAAGGTCAGAAGTGGGGTGTTCGTAGGTACCAGAATCCTGATGGATCGCTTACTTCTGAAGGTAGGGAGAGAAACGGATATTCTGAAGAAAAAACATATACAAAAAGCAAAGGTTCAGAGATAGGTAAAAAGCTTCTTAAAACAGCGGCAACAGCAGCTTTAATTTATGGCGGATACAAACTTGCCACAAGTGAAAAAGGCAAAGAAGTAATAGCTCAGATGCTTAAGAAAACTGGTGAGAAAGCGGTTAATGACATAAAAGACACAACTATTCAACTTGGTCATAAAGCAGTTGAGGTAGTTACAGAAAAAGCCAAAGAAGCAAGAAAAGCCATATCTGAAACCGATTCAGCTAAAGCATATGTTAAAACAGTTGATAAGGCTATAGATACAGTAAATGCTATACCAGAAAAAGCAAGAGAGATTAGAAAGGATATTTCTAATACCCCAGCTGCTAAAGCGTACGTTAAGACAGTTGATACGGCAATTAAAACAGCATCAGATATTCCAAATAAAGTAAATGAAACAAGAAATAAGGTTTCTAACACAAGTGCTGCAAGAACATATGTAAAAACTATAGATACAGCTAGACGAAAAGCGTCTCAATCTACAGCAGCTAAAGAGTATGTTGCTATAGTAAATGATGCTAGAAAGAAAGCATCACAGAATAAGTATGCAATTGCATATGTTAATGCCGTAGATAGTTTATTAGGAAAGAAGAAAAAGAGGAGATATTGATCATGAGTTATAAACCAATATATGTAAATGAATTATACCATGATGGCATTCCTGGAATGAAATGGGGAGTTAGAAGATTTCAGAATCTTGATGGAACCCTTACAGAAGCTGGTAAAGAACGTTACAGAAAAGGTTCCAATAAAGAAAAAAAGTATAGTAATAAGCAGTATAATTCGATGAATAAGATAGCGAGAGAAGGCAAAACAATTGCCGATGAAGCTGGCAAGATCATTGATAAATTTGGAACAAAAACAAAGAAAACGACAGATGTTGATCCTAGTACTTTATCTGATGAAGAATTGAGACAGATAATTAATCGTCTTAATATGGAAGAGCAGTATGCAAGACTTACAACAAAGAATGAAACTTCTAAAGGTGCTCAGGTTGTAAAGGATATTTTATCATTTGCTGGATCGGCATTGGTTGTTGCGGGATCTGTAACAGCTATAATGGCTAATATGAAAACAATTAAAGACAATAAATAATAAGGAGGACCTAATTGATGGAAGATAGTGTATTAACAACTGTAAAAAAGTTAATAGGCATTCCAGAAGAAGACGAAAGCTTTGATCTTGATATTATTATACATATTAACACAGCGTTTAATATACTAAATCAGATAGGTCTTAATATTCCGACATTTAATATTTCTGACAAGACTGCTACATGGACAGATTTTTTAGGAGATAAGATCGATCTAGAATTAGTTAAGTCTTATACTGCTTTAAAAGTTAGGTCTTTATGGGATACACCTACAAGTAGTGCAGTTAATACTTCTCTCGATAATAATTTAAGAGAGTTGGAATGGCGAATAAGTGTTACAGTTGATCCAGGAAGGAAATAATTATGGCTTATGAAATGATTTATGCAGACGAACTTTATCACTTCGGCATCAAAGGTCAGAAATGGGGAGTTAGGCATTGGCAGAATGAAGATGGAACGTTCAACGAAGCAGGAAAAGAGAGATATTTTGGAAGTTCAGCCGAAAGAAAAAGAGCTCTTAAACGATATGGTGTAAGTCGTATAGATAAGAAGAGCAAAGGAGCCCTTACAAAAGGTAATCTTGAAAAAGAAAGAAAAGAACTTTATAAAAGAATTGATAAAAATGCAAAAAAGTATGGTGACGAGTCTTCTAAAGAAGGCAAAGAAAACATACAGAAAGTTAAGAATGAAGTTGATAAATACCTTCAGGGAAAATACGGCAATATGACCTATGAAAACTTTAAGAAAGAGCAGCGAGATAGGATTATTAAAGGCGCTGCTATAACAGCTGGTATATTGGCTACTGCCGGAGCAACTTATGCATTCATGAAGAGCGAAAAAGGTAAAGACTTTATTAATACAGTAAATGCTAATAAAGAATTTATGCTCGACAAAGCTCGATACGATAAGAATAATACATTAGGCAGGACATCTGGTATTTGGCAGTTTAAACTTGGTGATGGAAAAGTTTATAATTATGCTAATGCTCAGGCGACTTTAAGACGTCAGGGATTAAGTGAAAGTCAGATAAGAAAACAGCTTGTTAATGCATATAAACAGAGAGATGTAATGTCATTTTTATAATTGAAAGGAGATATTAAAATGGAGTATGAACTTTATCATCATGGTATTCTAGGTCAGAAATGGGGAGTTAGAAGATTTCAGAATCCTGACGGAACACTTACTTCTGCTGGAAGAAAAAGGTTAGGGGTAAAAGAAGGGCCATACGAGTCGAATAGAAGAACTCAAAATAGTCTTTTCAAAAGATCCGGGGCAAAAATTGATGGATATTCTAAACAGAAAATGCCTGGAAAAGTAACAAATTTATCAGAAGATGATCAGGAAAAATTAGCTAAAAAAGGAAAAGCAAAGATAGTAGCTAAAGCCATGACAGGTGCATTTATAGGAAGTGTAGCTGGATATACTTTGGGAACAGCACTTGCGAAAGCTATAAAGAATAAAAAAGCAAGCGATTTCGATGATTATAAATTAGAACAGTATGGTCAGTGGACTGCTCAGGCACTTAATATTTTTGGAGCCGGAGATTATGCTGATACTTCACGTTACCATTTATTTTAATAAAGGAGCGTTATAATGCCTACATTTAAAGACAGATTACAGCATGCGTGGAATGCTTTTATGAATAAAGATCCCACCGGCAAACGATATTATGGTAATTCTTCTTATTATAGACCAGATAGGTTAGTTCTTACAAGAGGTAATGAAAGAACAATAATAACCGCTATTTATAATAAGATAGCCATGGATGTAGCATCTATTAAAATTGAACATGTAAAACTTGACGAAAATAAACGATATTTATACACTATAGATGGTGATTTATCTGATTGTCTTACGTTAAGTGCTAACCTTGATCAGACAGGAAGGACATTTATACAGGATGTTGTAATGAGCATGTTTGATGAGGGATGTGTTGCAATTGTCCCAGTAGACACAACTCTTAATCCTATGACTGGAGCTTATAAGATTAATAGTCTTAGAACTGGTAAAATTATGGAATGGTATCCAGATAGAGTTAAAGTTAAAGTCTATAATGAACAGAGTGGCAAGAAAGAAGACATAATCTTACCAAAATCAATAGTTGCTATTATTGAGAATCCAATGTATGCAGTCATGAATGAGTATAACTCTGTTATGCAAAGACTTATTCGAAAGCTCGCAATATTGGATGCGATTGACGAACAGTCAGGTTCTGGAAAATTAGATTTAATTATCCAGTTGCCATATATTATTAAGACAGAAGCAAGAAGACAGCAAGCTGAAAATAGGCGAAAAGAAATAGAAGAACAGTTAGCAAGTTCTAATTATGGAATAGCCTATACAGATGGTACAGAAAAGATTACTCAGCTTAATCGTTCTGTTGAAAACAATCTAATGTCTCAGATCGAATATTTAACGAGTATGCTATTTAGCCAGTTGGGTATGACACCTGAAATATTAAATGGTACCGCAGACGAGACAACAATGACTAATTATAATAACCGTATCATTGAACCAGTTATTTCAGCTATTGTTGATGAAATGAAGAGAAAGTTTCTAACAAAGACTGCTAGAACTCAGGGACAGTCAATTATGTTCTTTAAAGATCCATTTAAACTTGTTCCAGCTACTAGCATACCTGATATGGCAGATAAGTTGACAAGAAATGAAATCATGTCATCTAATGAGGTTAGACAGGTTATGGGAATGAAACCCGTAAACGATCCTCAGGCCGATCAGCTTAGAAACAAGAATATTAATGCTTCTGATGGACAGGAATTTGCTTCAACACAGGATGAAGAAGAGACACCGGCCGATAATAAAGTAAATACAATTAACACAGGAGGAATAAATCAAAATGGGTACAAAGTATGATTTTAGCGGATGGGCTACTCGAAATGATTTAAGATGCTCCGATGGAAGAACTATTCGAAGAGACGCTTTTAAAGAAAATGATGGTCAGGAAGTACCTTTGGTATGGAATCATCGACATGACGACCCTATGAATGTTCTTGGACATGCTTTATTGAAGAATAAAGATGAAGGAGTTTATGCTTACTGCACCTTCAACAACACAGATTCAGGAAAAGGTGCTAAGGAATTGGTTAAGAATGGAGATGTTAAATCACTTTCGATTTATGCAAATCAGCTTAAACAGAATGGCGGAGACGTTATTCACGGATCTATTAGAGAAGTAAGTCTCGTGCTTGCTGGTGCTAATCCTGGAGCTCTTATAGATTCAGTATTGATGCATGGCGAGTATTCAGATGATGAAGCAGTGATCTACACAGACGAGGAGATCGAACTGAGTCATTCAGATGAAGATAAGCCTGAAGAAAAGAAAGAAGAACCTAAAGAAGAGCCTAAAAAGGAGGAAGCTAAAATGGCAGAAGAGAAGAAAACTATTAAAGAGATTTATGATGATTTTACAGAAGAGCAGAAAACAGTTGTTGATGCTCTCGTTGGTCAGGCAGTAGAAATGGCTAAGTCGGGCAAACTTAATAACGAGGAGGAAGATGACGACATGAAACACAATGTATTTGAAAACGATTATCAGAGCGACGATGTACTCATACACGATGGACTTAACGAAGTACTTAAGGACGCTAAGAGATATGGTACTCTTAGAGAGTCATACCTTGCGCATGCAGCAGAGTACGGAATTGAGAACATCGACTTTATCAACACTGATGATAAGAACATTTATGACAGACCTCAGTTTATCAACAACCAGCCTTCAGACTGGATTAATGTTGTAATGAGCGGTGTACATAACACACCTTTCGCTAATGTAAGAATGATATTTGCTGACATTACAGAGGATGAGGCTCGTGCAAAGGGATACATCAAGGGTCACTACAAGAAGGAAGAGGTATTCAAGCTTCTTAAGAGATCTGTATCTCCTACAACAATTTACAAGAAGCAGAAGTTTGACAGAGATGATCTTATCGATGCAGATTTCGATGTAATTCCTTGGATTAAGGAAGAGATGAATGTTAAGTTTGATGAGGAGAAGGCTCGTGCTTACATCTTCGGCGATGGCAGATCAGCTGCTGATGAGGATAAGATTGACGAGACACACATCATTCCTGTAGTTAAGGATGAGGACCTCTTCACAATCAAGAAGACAGTTACACCTGGACAGGGCGAGTCTCTTGAGCATGCTATTATTACAAATTCTGTACTTGCACAGGACGATTATCAGGGTTCTGGTAACATTACAGCATTCATCGAGCAGAAGGAAGTTTCTAAGATGATGCTTATGGAAGACCAGTTCGGTCACAGACTCTATAAGACACTTGCTGAGCTTGCAGGTGCTATGGGTGTAGGCAAGATCGTTAAGGTTCCTGCAGCTGTTATCGGTGCTGGAAACTATGCAGTAATGCTTGACCTTACAGATTACAACGTTGGTATGAAGAATCAGGGTAAGAAGAACTTCTTCGATAACTTTGATATCGATTACAACCAGCAGAAGTACATGGTTGAGGAGAGACAGTCAGGTGCTCTTACAAGACCTTACTCAGCAATCGTGCTTAAGGCTGCACAGAACGCAGGCTGATTATAACTAAACAAATTATACGGTGGTGGAACGGTTAGATACTTAGTACACCACCTAATAAAATATTAAAAGGAGAATTAAAATCATGGAAAAGATTTATATGACTGCCGATGGCAAGAACGTAGCTGCATTTGTAGTTTACGGTGATACAACAGATTCTAAGATTTATGATGGAACAGGCGCTTCTAAGAAGCAGATCGATGAGGCAGACCTCGTTGCTGCTTTTAAGAATGGTCGTGTTCTTGTAGCAATCGTTGGACAGTCTGCTACAGATTACCTTGAGGTTGTTAAGGTTTCTGGTAACAAGGCTTCAACAGTTGATCTTGTAAGCTCTACTGTAACAGTTACAGAGTGGACAGCTAAGGCTGCAGAATAATTCAAAATGAGGGTAAACCTATGAAATATTCAGGTAAAATAGGATTTGCTATAACTTCTGAAACGAAGCCAGGTATATGGAGTGAGCAGATTACCGAACGGACTTATTACGGAGATGTTAGTCGTTATATTAGGAAGTGGGAATCTAGTCAAACTATAAATGGTAATATTGATATTAATAATCAAATAAGTATTATAGCAGATCCATTTGCCTGTGAAAACTTTCAACATATGGTTTATATTTCTTGGATGAATTCTCTATGGAAGATTAGTTCAGTAGAGATTCAGTATCCAAGAATGATATTAACTATTGGAGGTGTATACAATGGCGAGACAGCGGAGTGATTTTCATAACGTATTGTTAGGCATTCCTGGAGTCGAAAAAGTATATTTTCAACCTCCTGAATCAGTAAAGTTAGTTTATCCTTGCATATTATATGAGTATTCTCGTGCTAGTCACATCTATGCTGATAATATTTCATACCTATTTAAAAAAGCATATACAGTCACAGTAATTGATAGAGATCCTGATAGTGAAATACCAGATAAAATAAAAGACCTACCTATGTGTACTTATGATAGAACATATATAGGTGATAATCTCTATCATTTCGTATTTACAATATTCTATTAAAGGAGGATTAAAATCATGGCAGCATTGACATGGGATGATACCGGTAAAAGAGAATATGAGACCGGTGTGGATCAGGGTGTACTTTACCCTTATGATAGCGCAGCACAGGATCCTACAAAAGCATATGGACCTGGTGTAGCTTGGAACGGACTTTCTTCAGTTTCTGAGAGTCCTGAAGGTGCAGAGGCTAACGATATTTATGCAGATAACATCAAGTACCTTAGCCTTATTTCAGCAGAGAAGTTTAAGGCAACAGTTGAGGCTTATACATATCCTGATGAGTTTGCTAAGCTTGATGGTTCAGCAGCTCTCGGTGGTCTTGCTGGTGTTATGGTTGGACAGCAGTCAAGAGGTATGTTTGGTCTTTGCTACAGAACAGTTCATGGTAACGATGTAGACGGTGATGACCATGCATACAAGCTTCACCTTATCTATGGTTGTAAGGCATCTCCTTCAGAGAAGCAGTTCACGACAATCAATGATTCACCTGAGGCTATTACATTCTCTTGGGAGATCAATACTACACCCGTTACAATCGGAACAGTTAACGGTATTCAGTACAAGCCTTCCGCAACAATCACAATCGATTCAGAAGACTTCAAGACAGAGACACTTTCAGCAAGACTTAAGAATCTTGAGAAGGCACTCTTCGGTACAAACACAGAAGGACAGGTTGAAGGAACAGATCCTTACCTTCCTCTTCCTGCAGAGGTTTATGCTATTCTTAGCGGAACAGCAGGCTGATAAAAAATTCAAAATGGGTACTACCGTACTCAGTTAGGCTGGCGGTAGTACATTTTTATAACCAGTGGTAAAAAGGAGATACTAAAATGGTAAAGAAGATTATTAAGTATGAAGACTACAATGGAGATATGAGAGAAGAAGAGTTTTTCTTTAATCTTAAAGAATCAGAGATTCAGGAGTGGGCACTGTCAGTTAATGGCGGAATGGACAAATTACTTACTAAGATGATACAGGAGCATGATAATGCCAACCTGGCTAAAATGTTCAAGGAACTTATACTCAAATCTTATGGTGAGAAGTCAATCGACGGTAAATATTTCCGTAAGACAGACGAAGATGGAAGACCACTCAGTAAAAACTTTTATGAGACAGAGGCATATTCAGTACTTATTACAGAGATTATGTCAAGCGCAGAGAACGCTGCAGCATTTGTTAATGCTTTATTACCAAAGAACCTTAGAGAAAAGGTTGAAAAAGAAATAACAGAGCAGAATAATGTAGTCTCAATTGAACAGAAAGCTTAATAATGTTATGTGGAGGTGATTAGGATGCTTCAGATCACTATTCCAGCTGTTGAGGTATTTAACTCAAAGACAGATGAATTTGTAACAATAAAAGAGCAGAAAATAACATTGGAGCATTCTTTAGTTTCCATAAGTAAATGGGAATCAAAGTGGAAGAAACCATTTATTTCTAAAAAAGAAAAGACAGTTGAAGAGATTATCGATTATGTGAGATGCATGTGCTTAACTCAGAATGTTGATAGCAGGGTTTTTAATAATTTATCGGAAGAGAATGTTAAAGAGATAAGAGCTTATATAGAAGACCCAATGACAGCTACGACATTACCAAAAGATGGTAAGCAAGGTAAAGAAGTG